CTCCTTTATGAAAGAATCCACTTCATTTAGTGGTACGAATGTACAAAATAACTTATTATTCACGTCTCCGATATTGATAGTTTCTCTATCATAAATATCAAAGGGGCTGTAAAGTGTCGTAGTCTGGTCCATAACTTGTTTTTATCTTTAAATTTTTGTCGTTAAATACTTGTAATATTTGCTTAATCTTATCTTTATCCTCCTTGGATATGTCCAGCAAAAATGCATCGTAGGTATAAAGCACTAATTTTGTCTCACTATTATTAATAATATAGATGATTTCTTTAAGGATTGCAACGTTGCTGTAAGTTTCCCAATGTTGAATTATGTAATTAAACAGTTTTTGAGGATTCATGTTAGGTAAGTCATCTTTCTTAAACACCTTCCCAGTCTCCTGAACTACATATTTACCCTTACTGCTGAATGTATTCCAGATCTCCTCAATAAGTTTCTGAGTTAACTGAAAGAATTTAAAGTCTTTATATTGATCGAAGATATGCCCGTATAACTGCTTAAATACTAATCCTTTTGCTTCAGTTCGATCCATTCCATACTTAGCTGCAAAATCTTCGTAAATATCCCCTGTTGGTGAATCATAACCAACCATCTGTCCAATTAACGTAGGATGGTAAGCAGTTAAGTCAATCTCCAATAAGAAATCGTTTCTTGGTACAAAAACCGATCTAGAACCGTTTTCTTTAGGTAAAGCAGCAAAGTTTAAGCTGTTAAACGTATTAGAAGGTCGGCCGGTGGTTGTGTTGAGATTGTATTGAGTGAATGTATATGAGTTATATCGGGATAGAAAGGGTCTCTTTAAGTCAAAGTATCTTTCAAAGGCACTATTAACCTTCAAACCGTTTCTTTCTATAAACCAGAATACATTAGATAAATCATCGTGATATTCGTTAGGAGTATATCTTTTAATTACTGAAGCGTATTCTTCAAATATAATCTCACACTGCTCAAAATGCTTTACTATCGGAATTACTGAATTAAGATCTTCGCTTTCATAATACCTCTGAGAGTAGAAGTTATGGGCATGAGTCTGCTTTCTTACTTCCTTATACTCAAATAGATTAAGATCGTAAGTATTTGAACCGAAATAAGTGTAGCTTAATGCTTTTTTATCCGGAGTATAAATCTTCTTGAAAGTTCTTAGGTATTCCTTAACCTGTAGAGGATCAAACTGCAGAGCTTCCGGATGAAAGTAATTAATTAGAAAGCCTTTCGGCTGAGTAACGTCTCTAAGATAAAGACTTAACGGTGCATAAATGCCCGGATGAATTTCCGGATGAGTCTGAATAGGAAGTACGAAGATTTCTTCTCCTAATTCAAATTGCAACTTATCGAACTGCTCTTGTGTTTCTACTAACCAAAACATAACCTTTCAATAAAGATAAGGACTAATGTTCAGGAATCCTACTTTTTATAGAACTTTGTGTAGTCTTCTTGAAGAAATTGCTGAAGTCCTTTTATGTTGTTTAGTTTTTCAGCCAATACTGTGTTATTCTTATTTGCTTTAGCAACTTCTATTTCTACTCCGCTAATAACCCACGGCAGACTAAATGTCTGATAATACTGCCAAAGATACTTAGAAGTTCTTGCTCTAAGGTCATTATACTGAGCTAAAGAAATTTCGGTGTAACTTAATGCATTAATTTGCTTGGCGAAGTATCTTCTGAAGTCTCCGACTGTATAATCCTGATCTGTAAGTTGAGGTTGGTATGAATCTAAATTTGAATAAGTGGCTTGGCCGGTTTTTGCAAATTGAGTTCCTGTTTCTAAAGAAACTACAAAAGTAGAGTTAACAGGAGCCGGAGTATCTGTGTTTGGTCTTACCAGCCGCTGTTTATTTGAATAGGATGGATTGTTGCCTGTATACAAAGTACTATTGTAGTATTCATGATAATAACCGGTGTAGTACAGCCCTGTAGCTAATATTACATACTCACCCCCCGGGGTAAACTTATCAGTAACAACTCTATTCAAAGGTACATATGCCATATTATATCTGTCTCATTTTTTTAACGATGTAAGAGTATCCCTCTGTTCCATAAGATTGTATACTTGCACCTGGTTGCAAGATTGCGCTAGGAACTGTTCTTTGGAAAGATACTGCTGAATTACCTAGATTGCCACCTGTTAGGAAGATTGTATTACCTTGTATTTTATAAATAATATCTCCGTGGTAACCTACTGGGTTTCCAGATGCATCCCGTCTATCCTGTATTAGAATATCTCCTACCTGTAATTGTATTTTTTTATTATAAAGCTTTGCAATACTCAAGGTAATAGTTTCGTACCCTGCTGTCGGGGCTGCAAGCATATAATTTTTGTGAGCTGTAGATACCGGGAAGATACTATCTGCATCTGACATAATGTAAGAAACGTAGATAGCACTCCACGGAGTTGAATCATCAGCGTAACTACTAGCTGGGAAGCCGGGAGTTCTTCTAGCATACCTTCTAAGCAGCGGCAGAGCTGCTCTTTCAGATTCTTTTAGTCTGCCGTTCTGCCAATTTTGCACCTCTCTTTGTGCCGGAACAGTAACCGGTACTCCAATACCTATTATTGTATCTCCAACAGCAGCCGGTAAGGTTGTAGGTAGTGTTGCTCCCATACCTGCTTGAACTACAGGAGAGTATAGCGATTTAGTTAATATTCTAGGAAGGCCTTTTCGTACTGCAAAGGGTCTTGGTACTGTGTAAGCTTCGTAAGTTGTATCCCATTTATTGTTTGCTATATCATGAGTTACTCCAACTATTAAATAATCTACTTTATTATCATAAGAAGCTGGAAGTAGAATAGTATCCATTGCAAACTTTTCATAAATTGTTCCACCTGCAAGGCCTGGGATAGTTATTGATAGCTTAAAGGGGATAATGAATGGAGATTCTAATTGTACATCCTGGTTTGTAAAATACCCTATTGCAAACCTACTGTAGTCTCTGTTAAGCTTCTTAAGGGTTGTTATGTTGTTTATATTTAAATTAAATCCCCAACGGTAATCCTCAACGTAGAGTTCTGGAGAACCTTCTAATGTTCTTAAAGGGTATAGAGCCTGTATATAGCTTAAAATAGCTGCACAATTTTCCTGGAATTTTTCAAATGGTGTTTTTTGTCCTACAGTGGATGTATTACCAACAACTTTAGTTGGATTTACTCTATCATAAAGACCGGCATTAAATTCAGAGAAAGCTGTTGCATTCTCACCGACTTGGTTTCCGTTAGCTTGTGCACCAATGGCTATCATACTAGCCATCTCATTACTTAACTGGGTGGTTAGTGATAGGCTTTTTATAATAGTACTTTTTTTGTCAATCTCTACTCCGTAAGATTTAAACTCTGTCGTGGCTTGCTGACGTAGATACCCATGACACGCTTCGTCATAAATTCGAATAGTATGAGTTTTTGGATCATCCTTAACTTTAAAATTATTAATTCCTCCTAAAGCATCATTAATACCTGCAAGTAGTTCTTGGAAGAAGTCAATAAATTTAACGTCTCCGTTTTCATCGGTTTGTTTGTCTATTATTTGAATAATGTATTCTATATTTACTAATACACTATTTAGGTAGCCTACAAAAGGGTCTACCTGCAAAGATCCTGTTGGGAATAAAACTTTTGTTCCGTTATTGAATCCACCCTGTTCTGTCGACATATTAATAATTCCGTTCATCCCCGACACATAATTTGTCGTAGAGGCGGCTTGTCTTTTCTGAATATCTAAACCTGGGTAGCTTCTAGCGAAAGGCTTTCCTAGTAGAAAATTTTCTTCTAATTCAACTAGCTGTAATTTTCCATCCGATGTAACTTCTGGGGATATTACAGCGTCGAAGGGAATTGTACATACTGTAGGATCGGCAGAGAATCTACCCGGAAAGTGAAGCATTGGAATACAATCCTGTAATGCTATTTCTGTTCTTACATAAGGCCTTCCTTCTTTTTCGTAGATTGTAGCTACTGCTTGTACTACAGATAATAACGTATCAAAAGATATGAATGCTACATAGTCTAAATCACCTGTCCCAGTTACTTTGTTTGGTTTTGAATCCCTGCTAGCAACCGGTATTGACGTCACACTACCGTAAGAGGGGCAGAATGTTTTTTCAAAATCTCCTTTAGTATCTGCTAAAATTAAATTAATATCTGTTCTTGACCAAATATCATCTGAGGATAGTACGTTCTGAACTATATTAGGATGTTCTTGGAAGGTGTTGTTTGCAAAAGTAGTATCAAATTGTAACTCATCTACTATAGTGCTTAAATTAGCTAATAATGGAGATTCTAAAAATCTACCTGCAAGTCTTGCCTGTAGTGTTGAATTTACCGGGGGAGCTGTTTCTTCTGCAACGGTTGGTGTTTTCTCCTCACTATTAACTGTTTCAGGAGATGGGACGGTGTTACTTGTACTATTTGAACTTATCTTTAAAGATTCTATTACAGAACCTAACGTAATTACTTTTAGGGTAATTTTATAACTAGCATCAGTATTTAAAGTCCAACTGAAGTTTGTTACCATTGCATGAATTGCATCGTAGTTATAAGACCGGTTTATTCTTTCTTGCTCAATGCTTGCTTGTAATTCTTCTTTTGATACTCCTGCAAAGAATCCGCTCAATGCTGTTGTTATTGTTCCATCATCTACTACTGTCCTAATGTTACCTGCATTGTCAACATATCTTTCATGACCCCATTCTAATAATACAGTATATCCGGGCCTTAGGTAAAGTACCTCTAGAAGGTCTAGCTGCTCTGCACTAAAACAAACTATCTCAATATCTGCTCTCTGTAAGGCACCGTTATTGTAGTAACTAGTTTTTGCCGACTGTATACCGGGCATTGGCCTGTATCCGAATTCATTTCCTGCAAATCCGTAAGCTCCTAAAGGGCTTAGTAAGTTATATCCCGGTCTATCGTTGATACCTGCATGCCCACTTAAAAAATCAGTTCCTGTATCATCTGTTGCAAAACGAGAAGTTCCTCCTGTAAGTACTACCTGCCTTGCTAATTCGTTAGTACTGAAGCTTTGCAGTTCGAATTTTTTTGTATAATATTCAATCCTCTTATTGTAGTCTTTTAATCTACCTTCCGGTAAGTCGGGTGGTATACCAATATCAACCGAAGAGGCTAGTCGTAACCAAGAATTACCGTTCTGTACTTCGATAGTCTTATCTGTTTTATCATCCGTGCTATAAAACTTTTGCCTGGCGTTAACCTGGTCTCTTACTCCTTTTTTAAAATCTTGTCCGACAATCCCCATATTATAGGTTGTTTAGTATGTTATAACTTGATAAAATAGTTCCTATGTTTGTAGGTATTCTTATTTGAGCACCTTCCGGTGGGTATATTGAATTTGCTGGTAGGTGGTTATTAGCTCTACTTATAATCCAATATAAGGTACTATCACCGTAGTATTGACTAGCTAGTAAATCTAATCGATCTCCAACTACTGTCAGTACATATACGTCATTTTCAGATAATGGAATCTCTGGATATCTAACAGTTGCGTAAAACCTAACTTTGGGTTTAACAACACTATCTGTTAATATTTGTATGTTCTGATATCTGTTCATTTTAGTCGCTTATATAATCCGCTCCCAATCTAGGAATGAAATTTTGAATTGGTAGGAAGGTTAAACCTGTTACTCTAACCATATAAGGAAGCCTGTCCGACTTATTTGCTAAAGTTCCATTTTCATTCCTACCTGTCTCCCAAGGTGATTCGGTAGGTATTTCAACATTTATACCTGAGATTACTCCTGGGGTATCCATAATATAATCACCAACGGTTATTTTAGCAAAGTTTCCTCTCATGATTCCTATCTCACTATAGCTAGGAGTTAAAGAAGATACCAAGTAATTTAATCTCCGGTACTGATTTTTAATCTCCGGGTAGGTATGAGCGTAGATAGTAAAAGACATATTAACTGTCCTTGTATATCCGTTATAAGTGTAGAAGTTCTCCCCTCTACCCATAAACCTAAAATCACTTAGAGCTGCTGAATAACCATCGGTAAAGCTGTCGATGTACGCTCTAAATTGAACTGTGCGATTTTCACCAGCTTTGATAAAGTTACTGTTTGGGTTTAGAGGATCAATCGGTTCGTTATACCCTAAGACTGTAATGTAGAAAGGTATTAGATCATCTAAAGGTGTATAAGTTTCCCCTGTTTGAACTCCAAGTAGGTTAATTTTATCTGCATAGATCCTTGATCCAGCAGATGCTGCTGAGGTGTTATAATAAGCGTTCCTTCTTCTAGTGTTGTTACCCGCATCTGCAACTCCGAAAGTACGTACTAAGTTGTAGTTTTGATAATCTGTTGAGATTAATAATTGTTTTGCATCAGTGCCGGTAATTGGATCATTGACAAGGGTCTGTCTAAAATCTCTGAGCGGGTTAGATGCGTTTTGCTGAAATGGGGTAGCAGCTTCAATTTGCTGTTGAGTGAATGATGTTATATCAGAACTTCTTAATTGAAAAGCAGCGTCAGGGAGTATATTAACTCCAGAACCGTTTGTCGGTAGTGCATAACGTCCTTCTCTATTTAAGATGCCGGCAGAAATGTTTAATCCTGCACTTCCGCTACTTTGAAGTCTATAATTCTGTTCAAAGCTACCTGATTTTGGTATTAGTGGATTATTAAGACCTGTTCTTTGATCGGCAAAAAAGATATTTGTTTTACCAACTCCGTAAGGTGCATCTGGACCACCGCCGTACTTCATTAGAACTTCAGGGTTTGTTGATTCAAAACCTTTGAGTCCTGGGTAGCTTATTGGTTTATTTTCAATTTTTGTTTCATAGAGACTGTATAACCTATTATTTACATTAACTGCATCAAGGTTTCTTTGTACCTGAATTGTATCGTAGTAGTTACCTGCTCCTATAAATAACGGTAGGTGTAAGCCACCATCAACGCCGGCTGCTTGCAGGATTGTTTCTGCTGGAGTGTAAGCTCCTTGGTTTACAAAAGGAATGCTGGTTTGAGTTGCTACACTTAATCTAGACAGTAAATTCTGTTTAGCTGTAAATTCAACTCCACGGGCTGTTACTGTTCCTTTGTCTAATAATAGTTTAGTAAGTCTAGAGACATCATCTGCTATTCTACCAGGTACTAATGTTCCTCCTCTAACTAAGAAATCAGGACCTCCCGTATTCTCAACATCACTACCATTGACAGTAATAGGTTTAGTTACAAAAGGTTGTTTTGACCATCCACCACCGTACTGATCTTTGCCGTAAGGGATACTTTTTTGACCAAACGAATCCGGGGTAGAGACATAGCCTTTACCGCCTGCATAGAACTTAAAGTTCTTCGGGTCAGTTAGTATCTGGAGTAATGGCATTATTGAGGTGGGTTGTCAAGATATTTACCGGGAGTCTTTCCGTTCAAGTCTAATTGGGAAACTTCCAAGTCTCTTTGGTATTTAGACGCTCCTGTGTATTTTATAGGAGTCTTTCCGTTTAAGTCTAATTGAGAGGTTGCAAGATCTGGTCCTCCTAACTCATGCTTTCTTACAGGGTTGTTCGAAAACTTAGTTGGAGTCTTACCTCCTAATCCTAAAAGTCCGGTTGCTAGTTTATTTAATAAGCTCATAGTTTTTTTATAAATAGATTTTAAGCTGAAGTTTTGTATTTTGCAAGTTCCATTCCCTGTCCTATTCTCTGACTGTCAAGTATGCTGTTAACTACTACTTGGATAGGTTGTAACTGCTGTCCGCCTGTAGTACTAACAGTTCTCATATCATTTACCGGTATAGGGTTGGTAGTTGCTAAGATATTATCTTTATTACTTAATGAAAATGCTCCTTCAGGTCCTAACAACATTCTCTTTCCAGAACCACCTCCTCCGGGAGCTGCTGAGAATAAGTCTTTTGCTTCAGTACTGTCTACTGAGGACATGATAGCGGCTGTTAAAATACCCCCTAAAGCTAGACCGGCAATTCCTCCTGTGAGCATTGCTGCCGGAGAAGACATTGCTGCTCCCCATGCTTTACCTACTGCAATACCGAGTGAAGCTGCTCTTAATCCTCTAAAGACTGTTCCAAGTACTTGGAAGTTCATAATCAGTTTTGCAACCATGGATGTTGCTAACAATCCCATAATACTGTAGATTGCTGCTGAACTTGATAATATTTTTTCGAAGATATGTGCAATTGTTTCTAATTCAGGAGCCATATCTACTAAGGTTCTCTGTACTTTTTCTACTAACCCGGCAAAACGCTGCTGTAGATCTAAAGCTTGGTACCTTTTCTTTTCTTCTTCATCCATCTGATCTAGGGCTTGGTCTCTAGTCAAACCTCTGAATTGTTCCATGAATAGAATATCGGAAACTTCAGATGCTTCCTTTCCTAATGCAGCAGCAATTGATTCTTGCTGGATTGCATTCATTTCAATATACTCGTTGTAGCTTCCGGCGTTTGCTACTAATTCTCTTGTTAGACCTGCAACGTTATTAGTTAATGCATAGTATCTAGCCTGCTCTAAATTTAACTGTCGACCGGTCAATAATTCTGCTTCTAATTCATTCTGAATAGAAGTTTCAAATTGCATTAGTGCTTTTGCAGACTTTTGAGTAGATTCTATAGTTGTTCCTAAAGCTTTTGCTTCAGCTACCGCTGCTGTTAAGGCTTCTGTTGATCCTTTAAATTGAACACGGGTATAACTTGAGGCTTTTGCTACACTCTCTGCAACTCCTTTAAATTGGAGAGCAACTCCGTACTGCTTTGATACCTGTTTTGTAATAGCAGTTTGGTTGTCTAGCTGAACGTTTAAGTCTTGACCGGTGCTCTCAGCAAAATAACGTAACTGATTAGAAGCTTCAACACTAATCCCTATCATATCCGTCATCCGGATCTGAGCTTTGGAATTTTCTTCCGATATTTTTCCGCTGAACCCTAAAGCATCGATATACTTTAGCTGTGCTGCAAGGAGTTTTGTTGTTGTAAAATAGGTATCTGATTGTGCTAATGCAAATCTTTCAAATCTATCTTGAATTTCTCCTGCATGTTCTGCACTAATTCCTAAATTACGTTGAAGCTCGGCCTGCTCTTTTGCAATTGTACCAATTCCTTTTGCTAAAACTGTAAAGATTGTTGCCGGATCTGTAACGGCTTTATAAAATCCTTTGGTTAATTCAGTTAAACCTCTTATTCCAACAAGTACTTTACCTATAAAGTTGTTAGCTACTTCGGTAGCTTGTTTGCTAAGTTTAGCTTGTTCAGCAACTAGGTTATTAATTCTTCCCTCTGCTACCTGTCTTTGTGCAAGTAATTCTAATCTTTTACTTTCGGTAAGCTTTATATCTTTTAATAATTCATCAATTTCTGCAACATCATCTTTTTCAATGTCTAGAGCAGTTTGAAGTGCGGCAAATTTACCTTTAAATCCATCTGATTCTTTTACTGCATCAATAAGCTTCTGAGAGAATTTTTCCATCTCTTCTGTAGCTTCTGCAACATTTAAATACT